CGACGATAGATTTAGAGCCATTTGTTTAGCAGTAAATGATTTAGATGGTTCTGGTGGAAAAGATAATGTTGTAGTAACTCAAGATGGTATATTTTTGAAGGGAAGAAAGAAGAATTTATCAGGTGTGGGAACAGAAGGAGACACAATAAAAGCCCGATTTCATCAGCAGATGTCTATAGATGATGATGACACCTTTGATGCTATTCAAGCAGTTAATTTCGAAAACTAAAATAAATTCATTTATATTTTATATACTTATCGGGAGATTATTACAAAATGGCACAAGATGTCTATAAATTAACTACATTAAATCTTTTTGAAGATTTAAAAGATACAAACATTTCTAACAGCGAATTTAAAGAAATTATCGCTTCATATTCAAAATTAGGTCAAGAATATATAAAAGATAACCAAGTTGAGTTGTTTAAGGATTTAAACAAGCAAAAAGAAATTATTTTTTCTTACCTACCTTCGTTCAAAAAAGAAAGTTTAAAGAAAGTAGCCCACTTACATAAATCATTAGAAGCAGAAATGGGTAATATTGACGAAATTGATACCTTACAAACTCCCGAAAAACAGGTTCAATTTGTTAAAGTTGCTTATAATAATGGTAAGTGGACAATAAGTGCCAAGAATTTTGATAATGCCGAGTTCACTAACAAGGAAATTCCAGATGCTATCAATTGTTTAATTAGTGTGTGTGATAGATTGGATGAACAAGAAGCCGCTTATGCGCTGTGCCATGCCAAAAAAGCGGGTCTGTTCACTATGGCTGAATTACCCTATGTTAGAACAGAGGACTTCAATAATACAGCATTAGAAACTAGATATATTAAAGATCCTGGTACAACTTTAGGCCCAGTAGAACACTCTTGGGAATCTTCGGTTGATAATACAAATATGCCTGTTTCAAGGCAGATTGCCTCTGAAGATTTCCAAGAGATGGATAGCTTCAAAGATGAAGATGGTGATATTATTACCATTTCTTCAGTTAGCGGTGATGCTGTTATCACTTTTGATAACGATATCTACACTAAAGAAGAAGTGGAAGAAAATATTAGCAGTGGTCATTGGACAAAGGTTGAAGCGGCCTCTTCTGACATTAAATTAAAAAGATTGGAAAAAGAATTTGAAAGTATTGTTTCTGGTCTACAAGATAAATTAGTGTTAGACGAAGCGGCACAAAGATTGAAAGATGAATTATCTCAAAAAGTTGATGCATTAGTAAGTGGTAAACTTGAGCAATATGATGAGTTAAAAGCAACCATTGAGCCTAGATTAAAAAAGATTGCTGCTAAAATTGATGCTATTACAGCCGAAGATGATAAATCAATCAAGTTGTTCAAAACTTTAAAAGCGAAAATAGGTCAATATATATTAAATTATAGCAAGCCATTAGATAAATATCAGAGAAAGGCTGTTTCTAAAGTAGAAGATGTAGAAGCACTCCTTGAACAAGCACGCGCTTATGTATCTCCTAAAAACTTGAAAGCCTTTGAAGAAAATGTTGTAAATAAATTCTTCTATTTTAATACTAAATCTGAAGTTTTCAATTATGATTTAGATATGAAAAATCCTGAAAACCAAGAAATGGTAAATGAGCAGATAAACGAATTGAAAAAGAATATTAAAACTTCACAAGATAACAGTTTCTTGAAGGATGCTGCTTATGAAGAGTTAGATAGAATGTTAATTAATGGTGATTTGAATTTCAATCAGTACAATACCTTATCAGATTTAGCAGAAATAAATGCTAAACCTGTATTGAGTTCATTAAAAACCATTAAAGCATCTCTCAAAAAGGATGTTAGAGCCGACTTCTTGGGTTCTATAACAAATGTAGTAAAATCCTTGTTTAACTCTATGAAACAGTGGATTACAAGCACTTTAACCTATGTATTAGGCCAAGAAAAGGATGTAAAAGATTTAAACGAGCAATTAGAAGAACTTATTCAAGAGGGAGAATAGTAGATGATTGTGGTTAATAAAAGAAGTGGGCATAAATATATTGTTGCATCAATTATAAATATGCCCGAGCAAGAAAACTTGTATAAATTAGAAGATTCTAAAGGTAAATTTAGATTAGTTAAAGAGTCTTTAATAAATGAAAAATTTATTAAGAAAAGTGCCGAAACTGGTAAAGCGGTAGATTACTTTTCTGAATTAGATTTAATTAAAGATAAAGTAGTAGAACGAGTTAATAAGATTAATGAAGTTTTAAGATGGGTGGAATCAAGAAAATCTCTTCTAGGTAAAGATTCCCCAGAATATCAAAAATTGGAACAAGACGAAGAAAAGTATAAACAAGACCTTAAATATTATCAAAAGGTTTTGGAAACTGTAAAGGATAAAATCGTTGATTTCCAATCTCTCCAAAGTCGTGTTAATCTAGAAAGACAAATAGACCTACAAGAATTATATAATTCTATAGGTTTATCCCCAGAAAAACTAGAAAAGCAAGATGTCCAACTTACAACGGAAACCCCTTCCGAAGTAAAAGAAACAACAGAAGTAGTAAATAAATAGAGTAGTTTTAGATTAGTATAATATATATATGATAGATTATCATATATAGAGGTGGATTTTCTTATGATAAGTCCTTCCAACCTTATCAATTTTATCTCGGAATCTTTTTTGGACTACCCTGATAATAGTAGTTTATCTGTCATTTTTTATATGCCAGGCTGTGATAGAAACTGCATTGGGTGTCAAAATAAAGATTTACAAAGGTTTGAAGGATATTTAGAAGTTCCACTTTTAACAGATTTATTGTATTCTTATTGTGAAAAATCAAGAACTAATAAGTTATGCTTGCAAGGTGGCGACCCCTTATATAAAGAAAATCTTTATTTTACAAAGTATATTTTATTAAAACTTGGTAAGAAATTGGATATTTGCATATATACAGGCGCAACATTAACACAAGTAAAAAAACTTAATTTAGAAGGTTTTAAGTTTATTAAATGCGGTAAGTTTGATAGTTCTAAATATATAGGTTCAAAGAAAACAGATACCTATTTACAATTAGCAACCAGTAATCAACAATTATATGATAAAGATTTGAATTTAGTTTCAAAAGACGGAATTTATTATTTTTAATGGAGTAAGTATTATGGAAAACATAGAAGTAAAAAAACCACTTAAAGTTAATTTTAAAGGTAAGTACATCCCAAACGAAGAAGATAAACAATATCAAGTAGAATTAGATAAACTTACTGATAAAACATTTGCAGATGCGGGTAATACTAGAACCATTAAAAATATTAGGGAAACTTTAATTTGGGCATTAAAGAAAAAATATGGTAAAACAAATGGTGAATTAAAAGCAATTACTGATGGTTTATTAAAAATTCATGGTTTGCACGAAGATAATTTTGACCATATTAATTTATTTTCTAAATATATGACTAAAAACATCAATGATTTATCGATTGATGCTAATGCTAATAAATCAGAAAAGTCAGTTAAAGGAGTGCTAAAAGATTTAGAGTTAAGTTCTGATAAACTTATCGGCTATGATATGCTTTATCGTACTATGAAGGAAATGTATGGTCAGGATGAGGCAAAAAGATTAGCAGGCGAAATGTATGATTTATCTTTAGGTCTGGCCGACAGTTCAAATATTTTAATTCCTTATTGTTGGGCAATTGATGCTTCTAAACTAATTACAATGGGCAGAGATTTTGGAGTATTGCCTTCGAAACCATCTAAACGATTATCCTCTTATATTTCTGCTTTATGTGAAACAATCCATCAGTTAGCGAGCCATTTAGCAGGTGCTGTTGCTATTGGTTCATTCTTTACAGATGCTGCTCATATTTTGATTTACAAAGAGCGTATACCCTTGAAAGATATTAAAGAAAATAAGAAGATTAGAAAGCAGATTGAAAATGAGTTTCAACAATTTGTACATTCTGTAAACTTCCTTTCTAGAAATGGTAACGAAAGTCCTTTTACAAATATTTCTGTATTTGATAAAGAAAAATTAGATACATTCTTATCCGCAGATAACTATGGTTGGTTATTCCCAAATAGAATTGAAGTGTGTGTTGATAATAATATGAAAGGTGAAGAAGTAAATGGGGAATGTACCTATAAAGTATCTAAAGAAGAGTTCAAAGAGTTTGTAAAGGATTATGTTTTTGAATTGCAGAAGATATTTGTAGATTTTTTTGATAAGGGCGACCCGATGAATGGTGGTATTAATTATCGTTTTCCTGTTGTAACTGTAAACTTTTCAAAACATAAAAATGAAGAAACGGGTAGAGATGAGTTGGATCCACATAATGAACTTCTTGAATATATGATTAAGAAAGATATTTCTAAATATAATATCTTTACTTCATATGGTACAAAGATTTGTTCTTGCTGTCGTATGATTAACAACACAGAACTTATGGATATGGCCGCTTCTGTAAATAGTTTTGGTGGAAGTAATGTATCTTTAGGTTCACATAGAGTTGTTACTACAAATTTTGCTCGTATAGCCTATGAAGCAGAAGATTACGAAGAGTTTTTGGAAATTTTGAAAGATAGAGTTTACTCATCCGCTAAAATTTTAAAAGCGCATAGAGTATTGCTCACTAAATTAACTGAATTAGGTTTAGAACCATTTATTAAAAATGGTTGGATAAATATGAATAGAATGTTTAGTACATATGGTGTACTAGGCATTGTAGAAGCAGAACAAATTATTAAGCAAAAATTTGGAAAGAAAGATTTTGACTATATGGGCGATATATTAGTCAAGTTTAATACTTTATGTAAAGAGGCATCTGCTGAAAATGGTATTATTTTTAACATTGAACAAATTCCAGCCGAGAGTTTTGCAGTAAGATTGGCAGATGCGGATAAATTATTATATGGAAATCCTTATGGATTAGACCCACTTTATGGAAATCAATTTGTACCTCTTTGGAAGAAAGCAGGTATTTATGAAAGATTGGAAATTGATGGTAAATATAATCAATTATTAAGTGGTGGTGGTATTGTACACGCTCAAGCAAATAGTAAAGTTACTTCTACACAAGCCAAAAACATTATTTTACACGCAGTTGAGTGCGGATGCGAACACTTTGCTATAAATGTAGTTTATACACAGTGTACAGAATGCCATAATGTTGTTATAGGTAATGCTGATATTTGTCCAAAATGTGGCGGAAAGCATTTTGACCATTATTCTAGGGTTATTGGTTTCTTTACAAAGGTAGAAGATTGGAATCCAACTAGAAGGGATTGGGAATTCCAGCGCAGACAATTTGTTGACCTTAAACAAGCCGATAAAAAATAGTCTATCATTTATATTTAATATATAGATTTAGTAAGGGAAACATCATAAAATATGGCTAAAAAAGTAAAAGCATCAGAAGTTAAGAAAATGAATGATTTTATGCCTATATTGGCAAAAACAGAGAGTTCTTTTAAAAAGAAGGCCGATTTATCAACAGATATGGCTATGGATAGCAGTAGAGTACCTCTTTATTGGCAAGATCCTCTGTATGATAGCCAACTTATTATGTTTCCCGAGTACAATCTACCCGAGGCAAATAAGAGATATAGACATTATTATAAGTTTAATCCTATTTTATCTTCTTGTGTAGATGCTCATGCTACTTTCCCTTTATCTGATTTCCAAGTTCTTTGTGAAAATGAAGAAATAAGAGAATATTATCAATTTACAGCCGATAGATTAAATTTGCTAAATATTGCTGAAAATTCATTGAGAGATATTGCTCTATTAGGGGAGTCGGTTTATTTAGGTAATTGGGATGCGGTAAATTTGGAATGGGAAGAATGGGTACAATATCCACCAGAATTTGTGGATATTTTAACAGTTCCTGGTTCAAATAAACGAGTATTTACTATTAAACCAGACCCAGAAACAAAAAGAATTTTGCAAGAACAATCTGAAGCAAAAGATATTCTTTATAAAGCCTTGGAAAAACAAGATAAAGCATATTTACAAGCCGCAATTGAAGATAAGCCATATGTAATGCCAGATGCTAGAATAATGTATTTAGCAAATCAAGTAGATGGTTATTCTAAACGCGGTTATCCTTTAACAAAACGCGCTTTGCCAGATTTGATGTATGAACAAAAACTTCGTTCATTACAACACACCTTTGTAGAAAGACATTTATTCCCTATTAAAATCTTTAAATTGGGTTCGGAATCAATGGGATGGGTTCCTAGCAATAAGCATTTTCAACAATTTAAGAAATTGTTAATTCAAGCAGCGGGCGACCCAGATATGAGTTTAATTTATCATTTTGGCTTACAAGTTGATTATGTAGGTACGAAAGATAAAATTGAAAATTTAATACCACATTTCGAATTTACTACAAAGCGTATTATGCAAGCATTCTTTATGAATGATGCTTTAATGAATGGAGATGCGAGTTATGCAGGTCAAACTGCTAATACTCGTTTGTTAATGCATCGTTTTATGACGAAGAGAACAATGCTTGAACAAGCATTTATTAATAAGATTTATTTACCAATGGCCAGACAGCAGCAACTAATTAAGTCTACCATTGATGAAAAAAGAACTAGAACAATGGTAAAATCTAAACGATTTGCCAACACTAGATATTATTTACCAAGTTTTATGTGGCAAAAACAAAACTTGCTAAATAGCCAAGCGGAAAGACAATTTTTAATGCAGTTGTTTGAAAGAGATGCTATACCTTGGGGTATTATTAGAGATGTATTTGGTTTAGACCAAAAAGTAATCGATTATTATAGAAAAGAAGACCAAGCAACTCTTTCTAATGAATTAACTAGAGAAATTATTGACCAAACAGTTAAGGATGACCCTTCGCTTTCATTGAGATATGCTTTGGGCGAAGACCCTATTGAGTTGTTAAAGAATAAACTTAAACAAGATACTATTGCTCAAGATACTGAAAATAAATTGAATGAAAATGGACCAGATAAATCAGATGATATAGGTGGCGGTTTCGGCGGTGGTTTTGATAGTTCCGCACCTATAGATTTAGGACCAGATAGTTCAATGGAAACAGGAGAAGAACCTAGTTTAGATGAAACTGGGCCAAGTACAGGTGATGAAGGTGCTGAACCCCCTGCTGAACCACCTATGGAGTAAATTATATGAAATTTATAAGAGTATTAAAATCTAGCCTACCAAACGAAAATTCATTGGGCGAACTTATTGCCAATAACGAGCAAACTTTACAAAATTTTTGGAATTGGTTTAATGGTAGTAAGGTTGTTGATGAACAAGGTAGACCATTAGTTGTTTATCATGGAACCATGTCAGATTTTAATGAATTTAATACTAATTATGTTTTTTCAACAAATGATATAGAAACAGCAAAAAGATATGGACATACATTATCATTATATTTAAATATAAAAAATCCTTATATTATAAATGCCGATGGAGATATATGGAGTGAAGTTCAAATTCCAAAAGAAATTAAAGAAAATTTTTCATATCATATAGAGAATATTCAATATGAGATATACAGTGATGCTCAATTTGAAGAAGATGAAGAATATTATAGCAATGTATTACCTATAAGAGAAATTGTAGATATAATAAGTACAAATAGAGATATTATACAATGCGATGGAATTATAGTTAACGATATTAAAGAAGATGAAGGTATTGTAGACGATTATATAGTGTTTAACTCAAATCAGATAAAATCCATTAAAAATAATAATGCTTATAAATCTGAAGATAACAGTATATATGGTAGCAAGTTATGATTCTTACATTTCCAGATAAGATTTTGGTTGAGAATTTATGTCATGGACCTAAAGGAAAATATAAGATTTCTTGGTCTGCATCTCCTCTTGCAACTTCTTATAATATTTATAGATCCAGAACTCCTTATGGTTGTGCAGACCTGATTAATAATACAACTGAATTATATTATATAGATACAGATTTTGAAATTATTGATGGGACAGAATGTTATTATAGAATATCATCTGTTATGGCAGTTCCTGATAAAGATGGAAATATGATAGTTTCGGAATCAGAATTATCTAGATTTCAAGGCGCGCCTAATACTACAGAATATATGGAGACAACTGCTGGTACTTGGACAGACTCTAATAATACTAGATGGGATCCACATGATAATAAATATCCGAATGGCGAATCATCTTATATAGGTACTAATTATCTTCCATTAAATGTTTTAAGACGATATCAGTTTAATAAAATAGTTCGTGATGAGTTGTGGTTATTACAAGATCGTGGTGAACCAGTTTATCTTATTAAAAAGAAAAGAGTTAATTATGAAACAGATACCGAAGATGATGATAGAAGAGTTGGAAGAAAAAATAATGTTCAATATTTCTGTCCTATTATCATTTGGTCATCTATTGCAAGTCCAGGACAAACACATCTAGTAACTTATAGAGGGGCAGCATTAGAGAAAAATACAAGATGCTGGACTATCTATACACCTAAATTGGATGATGGGGATATTATTATTACCAAAGATAATAAGCGTTGGGAAATTCAAAATGTTACTTATCAAAGAAGTTGGCGCGGTTCTGTAACATGGCAAGCATATGATTTGAAAGCATTACCTGTAACTGACCCAGTTTATTCTCATCCACAATTAAAATGTTTAGATGGTTCTAAGTTATATCAAAAGAAACATTTCTGGCAGTAAAAATTGTTGGAGGGTTAAATGGGCAAAATTACATCTAAACAAGATGTTATTCGCGAATATAAATCGTTGTTAAACGATTTTCTATCAACAACAGGTTCAAATAAAATCACCAGAAAATATTATAGGGAACATTCAAAATTTCCTTATTTATATGAAAAATTTTTTGGCAGTTTTGATGAATTAAAGAAAACCTTTTCAATAGACCTACCTGAAAGAAAAATAATCAAAAAACGAGTAGTAATTTCTTCCATACTTCCTAATACAGAATTAGATAAAGATTTTATTCAAGCAATGGAAAACTATTGTTTGAATAATAATGCTCAATTATTATTAGTTCCTATAAAGGGTGTTCGTGGAGAAACAACTTTTGATGAAAAAATAATGGTTAGATATGGCGGTTATTTTACAACAGAAGCAACCTTTAATGAAAATCTTAAATTAGTAAATACAGGTATAACTGCAAATAATAAAAATCCTTTAGTAAGTATAAAAGAGTTAGGCCATAAAGAATATTCTACAATTGTAGCATCCACTAAACAATGTATGGAGATGATACCTTCCATAAATAAAGGTAAAACTCATTTAATTTATTTAACAGGCACTTGTTCTAAACCTATTTACAATAAGAATATAACTGGTACAATAAATGCAAATAACAATAAAGTAGGCGGTTTAGTAGTAGAGATAGAAAGTGATAGAATATTTTACATAAGAAATATTGAATGGATAAATGGATACTTTGTAGATTTAAATAAAGCCTATTATAAAGACCATATAGAAAATATACAAGCAGAAGCCATTGTAGCAGGGGATTTGCATTTAAGTGGCGACGAAGATGATAAAGCATTAGACTTATTAGATAAGGAAATGCGCCTACTTAAAGCAAAAAGGCTCGTAATTCACGATTTTTGTAGCCATAATACAATTAATCATCACGAACAAGATAATTGGATTAAAATGGCAAAATTGACAAATAAATTCCATAGTTTACAAGATGAGCATAAATATACCGCAGAAAGGTTTAACAAATTTGCTAAAGATTTAAAAAATGTTGAATTTATAGTTGTAAAAAGTAATCACGATAGATGGTTGCATAAGTATTTAGGAAATAGAAGTTTATGGATTAAAGATAATTGTAATGCTTTTTATGCTCATACCTTATGTGGATATGCTCTACAAGGTATGGATCCTTTTGAGGCCACTATGAGAACATTTTTAGATAAAAAATTAAATGTTAAATTTCTTATGGATGGGCAAACTTATAGAATAGCCGATACAGAACTATCTTTACATGGCGATATAGGAAATAATGGGGGACCTGCAACATTAAGAAGTATAGAATTAAGTGCTGGAAAATGTATTATAGGGCATAGTCATCAGCCTAGAATGGGTTTTTATGGAATACAAGTAGGAACAAATACAAAGGTCGATTTAGGTTATAATATTGGTGGTAGCAGTTGGCATAATGGTAATGCCAGTTTATATAAAGATGGGCATAAACAATTGCTTTTGGG